AAGCCACCCTGGAGATTGCAGAAGGAACCATAGATGAACTCATGTCTAATATCCCGTTCGAGCTGCATCAACTTATGCTCGGCCTCAAAGACATTAAAGGCTTCTTGAGTATCGTTTCCAGGTGTTAAAGACTGGAATAATTTGAGCTTCTTAGGCTTGTTTTTCTCAGTCTGGATGACCTGCTCTAACTGATCCGCAACTCCGCAGTACTTGGAGAGTTGGCCCCATACCCCTTCAGCCTCGGCAGCAAACTCACTAGCCTTTTTTAAACCGCTCCATATTGCAGAAGCGGTTGCGAGGAGGGTGATTGGGTCCAATTTTTAACCCTCAAAATCTGACTTGTTAAAACCAAACCGCTCGATGGTTGACAGGTCCTCGACATCCGTCCAGATTGGCTCAAGCGTTTCGCCGTCGTATCCTGGCTGACCGTATCCGTCCGGATACTCCTGAACATCTTGCTTGCGTGTCATAGAGCCTTCAAGGGCTGCCATGAATTCCGTGTGTTCAGGCGTTCCCGCAATGGCATCAAGGTCGGCCCGGGTGTTAATAATTGCTTTAGACAGTAATGCCATATTGTTTCTCCATCCAAGTGAAAAGGTTGTGAGTGTTGGCCCATTTAGCGTGACCAGACCATGACGCAATAAACTTCCTCAAAGATTCGGTGTCGTTATGCTTGACAAATTTTGACACCTTTTTCTTTGCACGACCAACAGAATCTTTCCGCAACAGTTTATAGTCGTGCCATATCCGATACCCAAGAAAATTGACACCTTGAGCAAGCGACCCAATAGACCACTTGCTGATTCTAAGTTTCATGTTTTCGCTTGCGAATTCAGATATAGCCTGGAACGAGTCCCTCAATCTTGCTGGGTCTTTGTCCAAAATAACAATGTCATCCATATATCTCGCCCAGTCGTGGTGGCCGAGACGAAAGTGGATAAACCTGTCTATGGGGTTTCCGTAGACATTGGCAAATAACTGGGATGTCAGACTACCAATGGGGATTCCAGCCCCGTCTTGAGGGATGATCTCCCGCAAGATGTTGAGCGTTTTCTCGCAACCAATTCGACGATCAATCATTTCGTGCAAAACCTCTCGGTCTACACTTGGGAAAAACTTAGAAAAGTCGGTCTTTAAGAAGTGGCTTGCGTGAGTTGATCGCATCCTTGCCTGCACATGGCGTACCCCAGCGTGAGTGCCCAGTCCCACCCGACAGGCAAAGGTGTATGGCATGAGGGTTTTTTCAAAGATTGGTGAGATCACATTGCATAGTGCGTGTTGCACCAGCCTATCCTTGAAATCCAAAGCGGAGATCAGGCGTGGCTTTGGCTCGTAAATCGTAAACTCTCGGTATTTGCCAATCGTATATGCCCCGTCCGCAAGTTCTTGCTGAACCATTAAAAGGTTTGACTCGGCGTATTCCTTAAACTCAAGATAACCCCAGGTCATTTTTTTGCCCTTGGATGTCCTGTAGTAAGCATCCCGTAGGTTGTCCATCGTAATGATCTGGTCGATTAAATGACGATGACGCTTTGGCATAAAGTCGGCTCCACCTTTGGATTTCCTACTTGGTGTTCTACCGAACCCGTTAGTGTATTTCCCGAGGGAGGACAAGACTGGCTGACCACACTTTGATTGGTCTGCCCGCAAAGCCGTGGCGTTTGCGAAGCGATAAAGTGGTGCAGACACAGACGAAGCGAGACCCGATGTTGTTGTTCGAGTTCGATGCTGAGTTGTTCCAGTTCGAGCACCGAGAACCGGAGTTCGACCCGTTGTTCCAGTTGCCGCCAAGGATGCCAGCATTTTTACCCAGTTTGCCCCTGCTTTCTCCGCTTCATCCACGAGCCCAACATTGCCCCAACCTCTGCGACCAACCCTTGCGCCGTTTGAAGTTGATGCGATGTCATGCACCTGATTGAAACGAGGAAACGCATCCAAAACCGCAGTTGCGCCAAGCCAGCGTCTGCGGTGTAAATCTTTGAAACCTGATTCGATTTGCCTGCCTGAAAGAATAGGTCTGGCTGACCCAATAAAACCCTGAGAAACATCTCCCTCGCCACGCCATGCTTTCTCGGTATTGACTGTGCAATGGGGTAGAGATACGAGATAACCCTCTCGTATTTCTCCACAATTGCCATCTGGTCGTAGCATTGGGTGAGTTCCCCTGTCGGCTCCAACGGTCGCTTTCGCTCCCTTAATCAAGTTGCAGGTGGTCACAGACGAAGCGAGACCCGATGCTGTTGCTCGAGTTCGATGCTGAGTTGGCCCAGGCCGAGCACCGAGAACCGGCGTCCGACCCGCTGCCCCAGTTGCCGCCAAGGATGCCAGCATTGGGTGCGTTGAACTCCGAACCTCTGCCCTCAGTATTGGCGTTCCAAGATGCCGCCGCCGCAGGGCCACCACGGTCTCTAGCCCATGACCACAAAACGCCAGCAGATTGCATCACGCCCCACTTAGAGGTGTAAGCCGCATTCAGGATTGTTGAGACTTGATCGGAGCCGATAGAAGATGCTTCTGTCGTTCCATAGGCCAGCGACATAAACTCCATTTGCGTCGGGCATTTCTTACCAAAAGCCGTGGCAAGTTCCATCGCCTCAAACCAAGTGTACGAGCCGTAGGTTGTAGAGCCATTGCCGCCGAACATGGTCGGAACCTTTGGCGGACTTGAACCGTCAGCCATTGTCACATTGTATTTAGACGAGCCGTTCGTGATTGCGTCCACGCCAGTCAAATAAATGTCAGCCCAGAATCCGCCACCGACCAATGTCATTCCCCGTGGGTCAGGGCAGGCAGGCCGCCACTTCAAATCCCACATGGAGTATTCATTGATCTGGGCTGTTGTATTTCCGCCACTCGTTCCCGTGGCATTGCCACCAGGAGCGTAGTGGAAGCCACCGACCTTGCGAGCGTTTGCGGTTGGCGGGGACGAATGATTTGTCGTGGCCTCAAGCGTTCCGTCAGTCTTGGCCCAAATTGCATAGTCGGTTCCGGTCGTTGCAGACCCAGGCATGGTCACCGCAGTGGATGACGCAATCGTGTGCAGAGTGCCGTTCACCTCGATATAAAGGGTCGTAGCAGTTGAAACAGTAAAGTTTCCAGTCTTAGACCACGCCCCAATGGTTGGGTCGGCTTTGCGGAAAAGTCCGTAGGGTGTGTCACCGCTAATTACAATATCCCCAGAACCAAGCAGGCTTGTAGAGTTTACTGTTTTGATGTTAGTGCCTGATACAAGGGTGGCTTGTGCACCAAGGTTTGTTCGAGCCCCCTCAGCTGTTGAAGCCCCGGTTCCACCGTCGGCTATTGCTATATCTGTAATTCCAGTTATAGAGCCACTTGTAATAGTTGCTGTGCCGCTCACAACAAAGTTACCACCTACGGTAACGCTGTCCCCGTCTGCGCCCGTCTCAAAGCGTTTGAGAGCCGCCATAACCTCACGGATAGCGTTGTTGATACCAGAAGGCGCACACCCCTCATTGATATTGACCCCGTTCACATCGGTGTTATTACCCGCTGAAGGATCGTATTCACTAATCTTTGCTTTTGTCACGCTAGTCTCCTAAAAGTCCTGCACTAATACCAGCCCCAGTTCCTACCGTGCCAGCCGACCTAGCCGCTTCTTGTCGCAGCAGTTCGTCTAGTCCACGCAAACGGTTCATGGTTTCCAATTGTCTTGCAACATCAGTAGAAAATAAAGTCGGAGCCAATGCCTGAGCTGTTGGTTGTCCTGGGCCAGTAGCGGAGCGCAACAGGTAATCTAACCCACCACGCACCATTCCTCTGTCTGCCATTAACGGAACAACTCCCTCTTCTGCCTCAAACTCACGCTGGGCAAGTTGACGAGGCTGTGTAGGAGAGCCACCAGTTAATTTAACATCCGTCTCACGGATCAGTTTCTCACGACCAAGTTGAGTGGTAAGTTGGTTATAGGTGTCATCACCCAAGAAAACACGGATTTGATCCCGTTTCTCAGGGGAACTCCAAACCCTAGACAGAACATCCCGCCCGTCTGCACCCTTGTTGACATTGGTTCGGATAGCGTCAAACACGCCAACCTTAAAGCCTTCTTGCTCTGCCGGGGTAAGACTTGCAAACTGACGCTGTAGTTGTCTTGCGTCCACATTGGCAAACTTCTTCCCGTTCTCAATAGCCTCAAGCACCTCTGTCGGGCCAGCAAAAGCCTGACGAGCTTGCTTGTAAGAAGCAGGACCAGCCTCGTCAATAAGAGCAACAAACTCGTTGCGGCGCTCTTTGAGTTTACCAAGTTCTGTCTTACCGATACCGCTTCCAGGCTGCTTCCCAGTAAACAGAACATCGTCAAGACCACGCTTAATGTAGTCAAGTGTCATCAGGTCAAACCCACCGACCTTCTCAATGTCTGTCGCTTTTTCTGGCAGGTCAATCCCATCAAGCGCAGCAATTCGTTTGGCACGGGCGTAAGCGTCTTTGAACTGGGGAATCTTCATAAACCCCATAAAACGGTCATCAGAGATAACGCCGCCCTCTTGATATGCTTGTTGGTACAGAGGCTTAGAAAGGCGGTCACGCTCTTTGATGATGTCTTCAGCCAAGTCCATAGCGTCCGTATTCACACGGAAGGCTTCACGGAAGTCTGTAACAACTCGTTGCATTTGACCAGCGCCACGCTCTGTTGCCAGTTCACGAGCCGCTTGTGATGCGCCAGGATATTGAGCAACCACATCTGCAAGCCTGCGGGTACTTTCACCGCCAACCTCAATAATTGTCTCAGGCTTGTACCCAGACTGCTTAATAGACTGAATCCTTGCGGCAATTTGATCTGGCGAGAACCCGTCTTGCTGGAGGGCTTGCAGAAGTTTGACATCTGCCCTGCGAGCAAAGTCTGTAGTGATGTCTACGCCAGGAATCTTGCTAAGAACCTCACGGCCAATATCTAACCCCTGACGGACTCCAGGTATAGCAGAGATCGCTTGAGGGGCTACTCGTACAGCAGGGCCAAGAGCAGCACCTATCGGGGCTGCAGCAGCGGCACCAGCCATTCGTTGTCCGGGTTCAGCCGTTCCAGCGCCTGTAATACCGCTTCCTAAAGCGCCGCTTACTACGGCACCGCCAGTACCAGCAATCCTTGGAGTAATAGCCTGTGCAACCCTTGGAGCCCTCTGGCCCAACATCTGAGCCGCCCTAAATGCGCCCGCCCCACCAAGTACGGCGGTAGGTATAGCGCCTGCAATCTCGGATGCCATGGCGACCCCAGGAGACTCTTGCTCAAACTGTTCTTTTGCTAACTGAAGTGAGGCGAGGTTTTGCTCGTAAGAACCTTTGCCCAACAATGCTTTGATGCCTGCCTCTGCCTCGTCCGAGAAGCCAAAAGACAACCCTTGAAGCGCAGACTTTACTGGGCCAAACTCGGAGACCAGTCCTTTTGCTTTGTTGTACTTGTCAACAGAGTTAGTAAAAGACTTGGGGTCAAAGCCCTCTGAACGCAGATAAGTTGTCGTTTCCTCTGGCGTAGCACCACCAGCAGACAACTTCTCCATGTTCCGCAGAACACGCTCAATGCGCTCACTCATCGTGGAGCCTCCAGGTTATACCGTGACCTTACATCTTGTGGCCGTGGTCTTTGTCCTACTTCCGGCATTCTAAATACAGGCCCAGCGTTTTTAATCATTGCGTTGGTTGTGGTCTTACGAGCCTCTGTTTTTTGTTGGATAACTTCTGGGCTATCCCCAGGCTGTGGGAAATAAGTCTCGTATTCAGCGGCCATCTCGTCTGCACCAATAACAGCACCTGATTCTTTACGCAGATTTGCACGAATCCAGTTGTCTGCGGCTTGTTTGTATTTTTGTTGCTCTGGCGACATTGCCTTACGCTGTAAATACCCACCAAAAACAGGAACCCCACCAGCAAGACTTGTGAACTCTGTCGGCAGCGCATCTGGAGGAAGTTGCTCAATTATCGCTTCAGCGGCTACCATCCTGTCAGCAAATCCAGCGGCAAGTTTTTGTCCCTCTGTTCCCTCTGCTCGTTTCTGCTCACGCTCACCTTGTGCGAGATCACGGGCAAGCCTACGGTCTGCTGCGCTTTCTTGTCTTGCAAAAGCAGACTCTTCCATTCTTGCAAGCTCACCTAAGCGAGCGGTTGCCTTCTCGTCATCAATAGAGCCGCTTTCGTACGCTTTCTGGTACTGCTTGCCAAGTTTCGCAACCCCTGGGATTTCAGACTGAGCGTAGATTGAGAAGGGGTTTTCTACAGCCGCTTCCCCTGGTTTACGAAGCATCCCAGACTGCCTAATACCCTTTTCTGCGGTTGCCATCTGGCCCAGAACATCGTAAGCGCCAAGAC